TAGGAAACTTAGATTTGCTACCGAGATACCAGTTACATAGTCGCCTGCGTTACCGAAGGAGTTTGCTGTATTAGTTAGCTCCTTGTAACCATATCGTGTCAGGAATGATACGACTGGCTCGAATGTGCCTGGATCCATTACTACACCACTGCTCATCAATGGTACATATGGGCAATAGAAAGCTGCCGCGTCTGTTTCTGTTGAGCCTTTATAACCCATTAGAATGTCTGCGCCTGTGCCGCCATCGCTGTAATATGTATCAACATAAACACGCATTGTACCGTTCAATGTACCTACGAACTTTACGTTTGTGGGTGCTTCGAATGTACCTTCTGTTGTACGTGCAAATGCTGAAGTTGTTGCACTTTGTAGTGCTGTTAGCACACTTGGTGAAACAACTGCCCAGTTAGCTGCGCCGCGTCGTGTGCGAGCTGCTACTAGGTTTGCTTGCTGATTCATAAGAATCGCAAGTACTGCATGACGATCACCTACGAAATGAGGCGTACCTGTGAAAGTACCCGTCTGGTCGTATGTGGCATCTTGTCCTGCTAGTGAACGTAGTGATGCTAGAATTTCTTGATCAATTTCTGTTGTAATTTCTTGTGCTAGCGCTGCTAGAATTTCTGCTTCAACATCAATTCCGTGCATTGCTTGTGCATCTTGCGCTGCCTCGAAAGTCCAGCGTGCGCTGAGCCTACGTGACTTTGCTTCTACAACTTCTTTGATGATCTGGATGCTTAAACGATTGCCTGCTACACCTTCTGCGTTAGCTGTGTAGTTAGCACGATCGTCTGCGGCATTACCAGAATAACCAGCTGCGATTTTGAAGGGACTTAGAGCCTCTTCACCAGCTGTTGTGTCTGTTCCGCTTGTGCTATTAAAGCTGTCTGCGTAACGTACACGTAATGTGTGAATTTGTCCTACTGGGCCAGTCATGGGCTGCACACCGATTAGTTCATTTGCAATAACGGTGGGCATTACACGTCTGATTACTGGAAGGATTACCTTATTAAGAGCGGCTACATTACCGGCCTGTGTTGCGCCAGCTGTTGCAGCTTCAGCAAGGTAACTCTTCGTATTCTCTAAAATAACGTCCATAGTCTGCTTACGCTGACCGTCTAGACCTTCCATTAGAGCGTCTTTTGTGGCATCCCAGTTCTGACTTTCAATTAGGTTTTCTGCCATGATATACTCCTTAGTTAATACCTGCTAATTTTTTTAGATGAACAACGCTTGCGCCTTTTTCATCTGATTGTTTTTCAACTTTTTCAACTACTACTTTATCTCCAGTACGCTCTGTAAGTGTAGTCTTTGAAGTTTCTTTTCTACCGCCTGCCTCATTGAGTACAGCTGGTAGATATTTTTGGAAACTACCCTTAAGGTTCTTTGTCTGAACACTTTCAAGTAATTCTTCCATAACACCTCTTTTATCTTTGGCTAAAGGTGTTAGCAGTTCAGTCATGACCTTACTACGATCAATCTTGTCCAGAAGTTTCTTAACTTCAATGTCTGCTTGTTCTTTAGCTTCTGTAATAGAGGCGATGTTCTCTGCTTGAACCGAAACTGATTTATTCAGTTTCCGAATTTCCGTACCTTCTGCGAGATATGAAGTCATATACTCAGTTGCAAAGGACTCAAAAATCTTTCGGCCAAAATTGTTTTCACGGGCGGATTGTATATCCTCCCTAAGCTGTGTCATCTCATTGCGTAGCACATCTTCAACAACCTTTTCGATTGTTGTAGCTGCTCGTTTAATGAAATTAACCTTCGCTTCTTCAAGTTTTGCTCGACCTTCAGAAATTAGTTTAACCTTTGCTTCTGCAAGTGACTTTTTATCATCGTTAAATTCAGCAATTTCCTCAGAAAGTTGCTTTAGCACGAAACCTTCAAGCTTGTTAAAATTGTCAAATTGCTTTTCCCGATCTTCACGTAGTTCAAGAATTTCATTTTTTAATGCTTCCATTACGAAAGCATCGACCGCACTGGCATGACTCTTCATGTGGTTTTTGTAAGCCACACGAGCTTCAATTAAGCCCTTGCGTTCTTCTGTAAATTCATCAACTTCTGCCTTGATAGCGTCAGTTAGCATATTATCCATGGCTTCAACAAGAGTGTTCTTGTCGTTCTCATAGCGTTCTGCAAATTCTTCACGTAATTCAATCGCAACTGCATCACGTGCTTCTACTAGATTTGCCTCCCATGCCTCCTGAATACTGGCCTTTGTATTATCGTCTAAAAGATCGGTATTTAGTAATTCTTTGAGTGCTTCGGCCATATTGTTCTCCCTATTACTTCTTGTTCAGCTCTTTAAGAAATTTTACAATACCTTCTTGTAAATATTTCTGAGCTTTCTTATCATTAACCATCGCTTCCGCGAGGCCGTAAATGACATGCCCGCCTCGCATGTTCCATAGACTTTCGCGTATAGTCTTTGGATACGCTGCGGGGGCACTTGGTTGTGCAACAATGTCTACTGTAACGATTTCGAACTCTGAAACTTGTCCGCTTTCGTTTACATTACCGCTTCCCCTTGAGGAAACGCCTAACTTTGCACCACTTTCAAGTAATGTTGATACAATGTTGCCCATTGGAGTTGGAAGAATTTTAAGTTTTCCATATCCATTTGCACCATCCATCCACATCTCTTGAATCATGTGGCTAACACGATCTAAGTTTACAGTTAACTCTTCAGGGTGATCTGCTTCACCAAGAACTGATTGTCCTTGTGTCAGTCGTTCATTAATAGATTCAACGGCTTTGCCTATCTCTTTAACAGGATAAACTCTCTCGTTTTGATTCTTAACGCCACCCTGGACAAAGATCCCTTTCATATAAAGATCTTTACCATTACCGTCTGCACGGTCATGTGATTCAACTGTTGCCCTAGCTTGATTAAAAGTTAGTCGTTCAAATAACGGTTTTATCATTGTTTAAATTACCTCATGTCCTTTACAAGGCTACCTGCACCTTTATCGGACTTATCACCAGCTTCGGCTTTTGGGCCTGCTGATAATTTTGCATCTTGATTTGTTGTCATGCCTTCAGCAGGTTTATCTGCTGATCGACCTTTTTCGTCGCCGCTTGCAAATTTTACAGCATTAACCCCATGATCGGATTTCTTGACGTTGCCACCGGTAATTGTACTTTTTGCACCGGCATCACCATCATCGCCCATCTTAGCAGCTGCTACTGTATCCATTGTTCTTGCTTCGTCCAACTCTTCTGCATCATCATCTTCGTCTTTTGACTCGAAACGTCCTCGTCGTCGTAAAGGAGCTGCTTCCTCTTCTGGTGCCATTTCCATGTCATCCATTCCAAGTTCTGCATCGCCCATTTCGTCGCCCATTTCTGCTTCTGCATCATCGGCCGGTGCTTCATCACCTGCCATTAGTCGATCAAATTCTGCTTTGAGTTCTTCTACTGCGGCCTCTAGATCATCTAACTTTGCTGGAATTGCTTCTTCTGCATCACCTTCAGGTGCTACATCATCTTCGCCGCCAACTTCCATGTCGTCTAGGTCGTCTTCTGCTTCGGCATCACTCATATCGTCGCCCATTTCATCATCATCGCCTTCGTATTGTTCTTCGCTATCGATTTCATCACTAATTTCAGCAATTTCATCTGCTGGATTAGTAACTTGTCGTTCAAAGTCTCTACGTGCGGATGACTCATCAACTTCCTTCTCTTCATCATCGTTTTCTAATTTCTCTTCGATTTCTTCATCTTCATCATCAATTAATGATTCATGAATATCGCGAGCCTTTTCAACGAATACTGTGTGAAGTAAGTCACGAGCTTGTTCTTCTTCATTGTTAATCAGGTATTCTAGTACCTGTTCAAGTTTTTGTTTTGACATCCGAATTCTCC